GACGCCTTGACGTCGCTGGCGCGCATCATCTTCTCGACGGTGGCATAGACGGCGCGCATCAGTAGCTCCTCGGGGTGACGACGTGGCCGCCGAACTCGCAGTGCAGGCCCCGGTCCGTCTTCGTCAACGGCCAGCCGTGGTCCGGGCAGTCCACCGGGTTGCGCTCGCGCTCGACGTTGAAACGGTGGTCCGCGTCGGCAGACCGGCGCACGGCCAGCAGCCCGCTCCAGCCCGACGTGGTGGCACCGGGCACCGGGGCCGGGGTGGTGACGGTGGGCTGGCCGACCGCGGCGATCATCTGGATCGAGCCGGGCGCCGTGGTCAGGGTGGCGTCGACGGTGGGCTGGCCGGGCGTGACGATCAGGGCGATGGAGTCCGGCGCGACGGTGTCCGGGACGGATCCGGCCGTGAATTCCACGTCGACGAAGTAACAGGTGTTCCCGCCCCCGCCGGGGTAGGTGGTGGTGGCGGAGATGGCGAACGTGCCGTTGCGCAGCGTCCCCAGTCCCACCGGGTCATCGCCGTTGGCGTCCGCGATGATGTCGCCGTTGGTCAGGTCCGACCCGAAGAAGCTGAGCGTGGCAACGTACCGCCCGGCGCCCGAATGGATAACCGCGCGGTAGAGGGTGCCGGTCACCACGTCGACGGGGGTGCCGAACGTGATCGTGTTCCATGTCCCGCCCGCCGGAGTGGCGCCCGCTACCTGGCTCGCCAGCAGCGTTCCGGCGGGGGTGGGGACGTCGGCCGCGGTGACCTGATACAACTCGGCGGTGTAGGTGCCGCTCACGGTGGCGGTGGCGTAGAAGCGGATCCCGGTGACCGTGCCGGACTGGGTGAAGCGCACGGTGGTGGCGGTGGCGATGCCCGGCGCGCCGTCGCTCGCGTCGGTGATCGCCGGGGTCTGGCTGGTGAACAGGTTCGCCACGCGCCGCCGCCCTATGCCGCCGTGATCGAGAGGATCTTGTCGGCCCCGCTCGACCACGCGATCGAGGTGGTACCCGTGCCCGGCTGCACCGGCAGGCCGGTGCCGGTGTCGAACCACGCGATCACACGCTGCGCGCTCGCAGCAACGTCCGAGCCGCCGGCCGCGGCACTGCTCTGGTAGAGCAGGACGCCGTGGTTCACCGCGCTCGCCGTGGTGGTGACGTCGACGTCGTCGGCGTCGAACACGCCGGACGTCGTGGTCTTGTTCGCCAGGGCCACACCGACACCGTTGAACACGCCGGACGCGGTGGTGACGTCGGAGACGAACACGTGCGCGGCGTTGAAGGTGTAGCCGCGCACCAGCGCCGCCTTGATGGTGGCGGTGTCGAGATCGACGCCGCCCGTGAGGAATCCCTCACGGGCGGCCGTGAAAACCGCGTTCGCCACGTCAGGCCGCGCTGACCGACGCGCCGTCGTCGAGCGGGACGTACGTGAGCGTCCACGACACCGAGCCGGTGTTGCTGGCCGCGCACGACAAGTCGATCGTCCCGACGGGGATCACCAGTGCGTTGGTCTGCACGACCGTGGCCCCGGCGTTCGCCCCGACCATGGCGGTGGCCAGTGTGCCCGTGATGCCGTAGAGACATCCCACCTGGTCCGCGGTGATGTCCAGCGTGGCGCACAGGTCCACGTCGGTGCCTGTGGTCGGGTTGCTGACCAGCTTGGTGGCGTTGGCCTGGGTCTGGATGACCGTGGTGACCTGGCCGACGATCGAGGTCAGCAGGATGCGCCCGCCGGTGACCGTGAACAGTGCGGACTGGGTGGTCTGCGGGAGCGCCGCCGTCGCACGCGACACCCGGAGCCCGAACAGGGCCTTGCGGAACGCGGCGGCATCGTTGAGCACGCTCATGCCGTCACCGACCGGAGGTTCTGCGGAGCCCGCGGGTAGGACAGATCGTGCAGGATCGCGGTCACCGTGCCGGCACCGTCGGCCGCGCACTTGACGTACGGGTAGCGCACGCCGCTGACCACCGGGCACATCGTGGCCAGGACCTCGATGGCGACATAGTCCTCGGTGCCGTCGGCGGCGCTGACGGTGTTGGCGGCAGACTGGGTGGTCTTGTGCCAGACTCCGGCCGACACGTCGGCGGACTTGCCGTAGTAGTGGTCGATGACGGCCGGCGTGCTGGTGGCGGTCCCGGCCGCGTCGGTGGCGAACGTCAGCGTGAACACCGTCGCTCCGTCCACCTCGTGGCCCAGGAAGGTGACGCCCTCGGCGTCCACCAGGGAGACGTACACGTCGTCGGCGGGGTAGTGCGCATTGATCACACGCCCCAGGGCTTCCATGATCACGGTAGTGCTCCGATCCGCCCGGAGGGTTTCAATGCTCCGGGGCGTAGACCCCGGCCAGGGGTGTGAATGCCAGGCCGGGGTGTGACAGGGTGGTGCTCGATCAGGCGCGGACGGCCAGACCGACGAACGGGGAGAGGGTCGGGCCACCGTTCTGCGGGGTGATCGCCGAGGTAAGCCACGGGCGGCCGTCGTTGCGGGCGATGACCCGCACCGTGGTCTGGTCACGGGTGAAACGGACGTGCTCCGAGGTGTCCATGCTCATGCCCTCACGCTCACCGATCAGGTAGAACGAGAAGTCGACGAACGACAGGTCACCCTGCGCACCGAGCACGCCCGGTGTCTTCTCGGTCATGATGACCGGCCGACCGAGGATGGTCATCGGCGGGCCTTCGACGCCGTTGTTCAGCCAGATCGCCGAACCGCCGGTGCCGATGGACAGCGCCATGGTGGCCAGCTCGACGAACGTGTCCGGCGAGGCGATCCACACCGCGTTGCCGACCGAGGACGGGAGCATCCGCGCGTACATGCGCAGCACGTTCTCCCACACGATCGTCGCTGCGGTCTGGCCGGGCTCCTTCGCCACCGTGATCAGGCCGGGGTTCGCGGCGTTCAGCGCGCCGAGCGGCTCACCGGCGCCCGCGCCCTTCAGGTAGTCGAGGTCTGCGAACCAGGTCATCGCCTGAGGGAGGCGCTGGTTGAGCTGAGCGGTGAGCGCCCCGCCGGAGTCCTTGATCACCTCGTTGTTGATGTAGGCGAGGGCGGTCTGCTTGGTCGGGTCCAGCTTGACCTTGCCGAACTTCATCTGGGAGTCGACGAACTCCTCCCCCTCGCCCTTGCGGTAGACCTGCACCCCACCGAACACGTGAACCGCGTTGCTGGTGGCGTCGATCGTGGGGAAGGTCAGCGACGCACTCGACATCGGGATGACCGTCGCGCGCGGCTTGACGATCGCGCCCTCCAGCTCCAACGCGAGGAGCTGCTGACGGAACTCCTCCGGCACCAGGAAGCCGCCGTCCGACGGGATCTTCTCGGAGTACTCGGCGACGAAGCGCAGCTTCTCGTCCTGGGCCGCGTCCACGCCGGGCTGGCGCTTGTTCCAGATCGTGTTGACGAAGTCCCCGAGATCCTCGAACTTGCCGTCGAGCGCGGACGCCACGGTCTTGCGGCGCGACGGCTTGCGCCCGGCCAGCAGGGCTGCGTTGAACGAGGCCGGGTTGCCGTCGGTCTTCAGTTCGCCGTTCTGGAACATCTCGACGATGGTGGACTGCGTGGTCTGCTGGATCTGCGCGACCATGTCCGCCCGCTCGGCGTTCTGGGCTTCGACGTAGGACTTGAGCGACGCCTTGAATCCGCCGTCCTCCTTGGCGTACTCCTCGCCGAACTTCTCCGGCGTGTCCAGCCCGTTGAGGTAGTGGTTCCATTCGGCCGTTGTCTTCGGGAGCGCCGTAGTGCTCACGCGATTACCTCTTTCATCATGTTTGCGAAAGCAGCGCCGTCCCAGAGCACGGACGCGGGTACAGGATCATCATCTCTCGCGGTCACCCGGTTCTCGACACGGGCGGCCACCTCTTGCGGCAGTACGGCCAGCCACCCGGCGAGGAAGGCCTCGGTGCGGGCGGGCTCGTCTTCGTCGTCCTGGCCGATGATCTCGTCCACCAGCCCCTTGTCCAGGGCTTCCTGGCCGGTGTACCAGACGCCGTCCTCGCCGTTCTCGGTCATGATGGCGCGCCAGTGCGCGACGTCCTCGCCGGCCTTCTCGGCGTACATGTCGGCGATGTTGTCCGACACCTTGTCCAGCAGATCGATCGCCCGCTGGTGGCTGGCCGCCGCGCCGAACGTGAGCGTCATCGCGTCATGCACCATGATCATCGAGTTGCGGGCTGCGATCACCCGATCCCCGGCGAGCATGATGAACGAGGCGGCGCTCGCGGCCAGCCCATCGACGTACACGGTCACCGTGCCGGAGTGCCGGGCGAGTAGCGAATGGATCGCCACCCCGTCGAAGACGTCCCCGCCACCCGAGTTGATCCGCACGTTCAGCGGTCCGGGTCCGGCGTCTTTGAGGACTGCGGCTACGTCGTTCGCGCTGATCCCGTCGAAGAAGAATCCGCCACCACCGATACGGCCGTAGATCAGCAACTCGGCGGGGGCTTCGGCGGTGGGGCGCGCGGTCATGCTCAGTCCGGACGGAGTGTCCATCTGGCCGACGGGGCGTCGGTCCATCGCGAACTCGACGGCGGGAGCGAGCGCGTCGAGGATGGCGCGGCGCCTCTTGTTCATTTCCCACCCCGGCGTTTCGTGACGACGCAACGGCACCGATTACCGAACTCGGCACCCTTGCACTTGATGTAGCCCCGCCCGCCCGGATAGTCAGCATAGGCGGATGATCTGTTGCGGTACAGCTTACCGTCGTTGCGTTTGCACGGCTCACACACGTTGTCGTCACTCTGCGCCTTGACCACCCAGCGCATGGCGCCCTCGATCACGCGCCCCAAGGCGGCGGCGTAGGTCACGACGCGAGACGCGCGGCCAGCTCCCTGGCCACCTGTTCGGCGATGTCCTGCGGCAGGGCGGCGGCGATCGCCTGAGGGGTGAGGACCGCCAGGATCTCCGTCGCCAGCTTGGCCTCGTCGATCAGGTCGAGTCGTCCGAGGGCGGCGAGGATCGTGTTGCGGGTGGTGATCTCCCTACCGTCGGACCAGCCGAGCCAGGTCTCCACCGACAACTGCCGCTTCGGGGTGGCGGTGTCGACGGCGTCGGTGATCTTCCGCTCCATCAGCTTCTCGACGGTGGCCGTCGCGATCGCCGCGATCTCGTCGCTGGTCACTGGCACGTCGTCTCCTCGAAGTTCGTCCCGGACCATGTCCAGGAAGGTGGACCAGGGGAAGGCGCCCCCGGGGTCGGTGTGTGTTCCGTTGTCCTGCGGGAAGGCGTACGTGATGTCGACGTGCCCACAGAAACCCTTGAGCCCTGCCGCGACCTGCGCAACGGTCAGGTGCCGGACCGGGATGTCCCACTTCTCGGCGTCGCGGGCGGCCTGCTTCGCGGCCCGGCGGAGCATCGCCTGGTGGTAGGCGTCGCTCCAGTCGGCCTTGCCTGCGCGGGTGCACAGCTCGTGGTGGATGCCGCGCCGGTTGCCCTGCGTACGGGCGGTGTGCGCCCGATCGTTGGTGCGGACGCACTGCACGGTCGAGTCGCTGTCGTGAAAGTAGTGCGTCGACGTGCCGTCGGTGCGGCGCTGGTCATAGGCGGCGCCGTCCTCAGCCGACCGGCTATGGGCGGAGCCTTCGGTGGTGTGAATGACGACCAGCTGCACCGAGGTGCGGTTCGCGTCCGTCCAGGACTTCGGCGGCATCCACGGCAGATCGGGGTATTCGGGACTCTGCGCCATCGATCAGCCCTCGGGATCCACGGCGGGCCACGCCACCGGGCGCGACACACCATCGGAAGCGGCCAGCCCGGCCATCAGCCGTACGTCCTGGACGTACAGGCGCTCCGGGCTGTGCGGCTGCAGGGTGACGTTCACCAGCGGGACGCCGTCCCCGTCCTTGCCGGCGAGCGAGTGCAGGGAGCCGAGCTGCTGGAGCCCGAACTCGTCCATCACCACGATCAGTGCGTCACCGGCTTTCGGCGCCGAGTTCTTCGCCATCAGCCCTCCTCTTTCTCGTCACGCTTCACGTCGTCCATGTCGGACGGATCACCGGGGCGCACCGTGACGGCGGGCTCCGGCTTCTCGTACTTCATCACCGGGAGACGGCACACCTCGGCAGCCTCATCCGCATCGAACCCGGCGGACACCAGCGTGGCCAGAGCCTCCGCGTTGACCTTCAAGTCGAGGCGCTCGGTCTCCGCGTCCGGCGGGACGGGGCTGTCGTACTCGAAGCAGTAGCCGGACCACGCCGGGCCGAACATCGGCAGGAAGCGATCATTGAGCAGATCGCGCCAGTCATTGAGCCGGGGCACGGTGAGCGTCTGGGCCATCAGCGCCAGCGACGCATCGGCGCTCGCCCGGTTGACGTCGTCGACGTCGCCGATGCCGAACTTGGGGAAGCCGTACGCGTCGAACACGGCCTGTCGCGTGAGCTGCCGGGACTCGACGAACTGCATGTCCTTCTGGCTGTACGAGATCGGGGTGAAGGTCGCGCCCTCCAATACCGCCACCCTGCCCGCGTTGGTCACGCCCTGGTGCTGCATCCGCCAGCGTTCGACGAACTGATCCCATTCGGGATCGCTCAGCTTGCGCTCGAACGTGATGACCCCACCGGGGTTGGCGCTGTTGCGGTAGGTGGCCGCGTTCCACGCCGCTTGCGCGCTGCCCTGTGCGAGGTCGGCGGCGAGCGCCCCGATCGCCCCCTGGCCGCGCGCCGGATCGAACACCGACGGGGAGATCAGGGGTAGGACGTCGGCGATGTCGAGTGGCACCTCTTCGCCGTCCGGCGATCGGTAGATGTACCCGGCGATCAGCTTTGTGGTGCTCGGGACGGGGAACATGCGATCGGGGCGGATCGGCCAGAGCTGGACGGGCACCTTCCCGATCCGGGCGACGACGAGATAGCCCTCCCCCACCAGATCCCGGTGTTGCTGCACTCCGGCCATCAGGTGCGAGCGGGTCATGAACGGCACGCTGTTCGGGCGCTTGAGCACCATCAGCGGCGCGGCGCGCTCCGCCTGGGCTCCGGTCAGCGGCACCGGCTCCTCATCAGGGTTCGCCGGCTTGTGGCACAGCTTCCATTCGGGAGCTGCGGTCATCTGGCCGAGCTTGGTCACCACGCCGTACAGCGTGGCCGAAGCGGTGATCTCGCCGAGTTCGCCGGTCATGTCCCTGCCGCGGCCGAACGACCCGAACGACAGGCCCCGGTGGGTGGCGGTGCGGGAGACCAGCGGGACGGGGGAGTCGTTGACGATCCCCCCGAGCAAGCTCTTCAGGCTCACCGGCGCCTCGCTTCCAGGAACAGGGCGGCCAGCCCGAACACCACGGCACCGGCGATCGGGGAGTATGACCACGCCGCCCACACGAACGCAGCCAGGCCCGCGAGCACCAGCCCGTGACGGATGGCGCCCGCGACAGCGAGTGTGAGCAGCGTGGTCATCAGGCGCCAGGCCACCACCGGTGTTCTCCGCAACCCGCGCCCGGCGTGCCGAGCGGCGAACGCAAGCCGTGTGCGGAGTCTGGCGGACGTCGTCAGGCCGGCGTCCCTGGCCGCGAGCAGCGCGGCGAGTTGCACACGGGGGCGTGCGCTCGCCGTGGGGGCGCCGATCGTGACCATGTGTCGGAGGATAGCAGCGCGCACACGAAAAGAGAGCATGACCAGCGCGGTCATGCTCTCTTCCGGTGCGTCGGGTCAAGCGCAGATCAGCGCGGCCACCCACAGCCAGAGGTAGTGGAAGGACTGATCGAGCGGGTAGGCCCCGCCCCGGCCCCAGTACGCCCCCTTGCCGAACGTTGCGGCCATGCGCCGCAACGGGGTGCGCCTGTCGGCGACGTAGTGCGTGACGGCCGACACCGCCAGGCCCAGTGCGGCACGCGCCGGGGACAACTCGATCCCGGTCACGTACACCGTGACCGCGAGCGCGATCGCGGCAGTCGCGGTGTACGTGACCACGTGGGCGGCGCATGCGGCACGAGCGTGCCACCCGTCGCCACCTTTGCTCTGCGCCTGATGGTCGGTCTGCACCCAGTGATCCGCCACCTGGTGCGCGACGAACAGCGCGACGAAGACGGTGGCGAAGTCACTCACGGTGTCTCGGCTCCTTCTTCTCGATCTTGACCGGTTCGCGGGGTTCGTACTCGCTGCCGTTACTGGTGGCCTCGGCGGAGCGTGAGCCGCCCTGGCCGTCGATGGTCCATTCGCGCTCGCGAGTCCACGGCGCCCTCATCGTCACTCCCCGCGCTTCGCGGCGCTGACGGTCATGTTCACCGCGATCGTCGATAAAACCCCGGCGAGGATCGCGAGCGTCCAGCTACGCCAGTCCTCGTACTGGTGCGACCAGCGGTACGCCATGATCGTTCCCAGCAGCGCCATGGCCGCCCATGTCTTGTGCTTCATGTTCGCCCCTCTCGTTTCTGTGTTGCCTGAATACTAGCGTGCTGATTCAATGCGTGTCAATCAGGGTGCGCCATCTGCACGCCGGCGGAATTCCTCGTTGAGGATCTTGTAAAACTCGGTCGGGTGGCGAGCGATCAGGATCTCGATCGCTCGCGCGCGCGCTCGCTCCATCACGATCGCCGGAAACGCGCGACGGCGCTTGCGCTGAGCGCTCGCCAGGTTGCGAGCGATGCGGCAGGGCTCGCACGGATCCTCATCCGCGCGGTAGTGCCGCATCGCCCCGCGATCGGTGCCGACCGCCTCGCCGCACGCGCCCGTCACGCGAACAGCCCCAGTGCCTGGATCCGCTCGATGACGAAGCCGTGCGGCACCTGGAACTCCTCGGCCCCCGCGTTGACCAGCTGGCGCCATGAGGGCTTGCCTCCCGCGGTCTCGGCCCGGAGCCAGTCGTCGAGGTCGCGGGTCAGCTCCTCAAGATCGAGATCCCCTTCCGGCAGTCTGGCCGACGCGCCCCCTCTCGCCTTCCGCGCGGCCGTGACCTGCGGTTCCGCTCCGCCCTCCCCCTCTCCGCCGAGAGTGGGGGAGGGGTTGTCGATCTTGCGCGCCTCCCACCAGGAGTGCCCCAGCACGATGGCCCCGCAGATCACCGCGGCCACCAGCCACGCCACGATCCCACCCCACCCGCGATCGATGTCGGCAGTCATCACGCAGCTCCGAACAGCAGGACGATCAGGGGCGCGGTGAGCTGGGTCAGCAGGACGACGACGCCCTCCGTCCAGCCACCGATCAGACCACGGGGCAACTCGGCCAGCACCCCGATCAGGAACGCGCACAACCACAGCTTCCAGTTGATCCGGCCGCCCACGGTGGGGAAGGACAGCTTGGCCAAGCGCCCCGTGAACCTGGAGGCCTTCTCCGGGAGCAGGCAGCCCACCGTGTACAGCGCCAGGCACCCGATGAGCGCGCCGATGATCCCGTTGATGCTGGCGCCCGCGATGTACGCGTCACCGGTCAGCGAGAGCAGGTAGCCGATCGCATCGTGCGCGCGCTGCACCGTCCACTGATCGAGCGGCGATCCGTTGAACCCGTCCCGGAAGCCGGCCACCGCGATCAGGAACGCGATGCGATCGCGGATCGAGTCCGGCCCCACGCTCAGATAGTCGATCATGAACGCGAGCACGAGCGCGATCACGCACCCGGTCGGCGTCATCGCCCTGTCCACTACTTCGCCCCTCTCTTCGCGCGCTTCGGCTTGCGAGCGCTCGCAAGCCTGACCAGCGCGATCACCGTTGCGAGCGCCACGATCGCGCTCACGAGCGCCACGAGCGCTCGCTCTCCGAACATCGCTCCGAGCGTCGTTCCGATCGCTATTCCGCTCGCGAGCGTGCACCCGAACGCCGCGAGCGCTCGCCGGGTCTGGACGTCCGGCCTGCGCATGAGCGCTCTCACTTCGTGCTCACCCAGGCCAAATAGAAGATCACCGGAGTCAGCAGCGCCAATACGACACCTATGACCCTGAGCTCCCGCTCGGCGCGCTCAAGCAATACTTCCAACTCGCTCTTCTCACGCTCCTTCACGAGATCGCCCACATCCATGTGCACAGCCCGACGATCGCGGACCCGATCACGGCGAACACGAACGTCACGAGCGGGAACAGGAGCATGAGCACCCACACCGCCATCCCGAGCGCGAAGAGCGCATCCGTGCGCGCGCGCTCGGCCTGCCTGCGCTCGTGCTCACGCGCGCGCTCCCATGCCCTGATCTCCATGCGGATCTCCGCGTTCGTCATCGGACCCAGTCCAGGACACGATCACCGGTCTCACGCTCACAGATCACGAGCCGGAACGAGGGCTGATCGCGCTCACGCGTGCCGGCCACCTCGATCAGCCGCGCGCGCAAAGCGATCAGTTCGGCGCTCGCGTGCTGCATCCCGAGCGGGGTGTCGAGATCGAGCGCCGCGAGGTGGATCTGATCGCGGAGGATCTCGTACCCCTTCCCCTCGTACGCCTTGATTCGGTACGTCTTCAACATGTCGCCCCTCCTGAAACAGATGGAGCGCGCATCGCCCATCGATGCGCGCTCCATTGATATTACACCAGGTTTTACATCATCCCCAGACCGCGCGGCCGAGCTTGCTCTGTTTGTTCTCTTTCAGTGGGATGTGCTTCTCCTGACTCCTCTTCTGAGGCTTCGTCAGCTTCCCCGAGCCGTATGGGTCGTCGAGGTGATCGAGCCCGCCGGACCTCCGGATCTTTTCGATGACCCTCTCCGCCTCACGCTCACGCCGGTAGTTGTCGATGATCCCCATCAGCCGCGCCCCTTCTTCGCGAACCTGTCGGACTCCTCGCGGCGCGCCTTGCCGGCACCACGGACGTCGGGATCCTTGCGGACGACGTAGTCCTTGGCCGTCTCGCCGCGGGTGTCCTCCTTCGCCCGCGAGTCACCACTCCTGTTGGAGCTCGCCACGATCACTTCCCCCCGTTCTCGTCGGCCTTGCGCGCCTTCTCGGCGGCCCGGCGGTTCTCCTCGTTCATGCGCTCCAGCTCGGCCAGATCGGCGCGGCTGAGCCGTCTGCCGGTCACGTCGCGCGTCACAGCGCCATCCCCGGCAGACGGAAGCCCTGCTCCCTGGCGTAGTCCTCGATACGCTGCCTGCCGTACGCGCCCAGTCCGTACGACTGGAGCTCGCAGAGCGTCTCGTACCGCTGGCGGCGCCCCTGGTGCTCGGAGTACGCCTCGTCGAACGCCTGATCACGCGCCCGCACCACCCGCACGGCGTGCAACTGCTCCGCGAACCGGAGCACCCGCTCGGGCGAACCCCACGACAGCGGCATGTCCGCGTCGTTGTCGATGCCGTTCACCGGCACCACCACGCGCCACATCTGGTCGGCGCTCAGCCGGTAGATCAGCACGTTGGTCGACAGGTGCAGCCACCTGTCGGCGCCCAGACGGGCCCAGCCCCCGGAAGCGTCAGTCACGGTCGTCACCCCGAGAATGCCGGCGCCTGATCTCGCGCCCCTTGATCCCCTTGAGCTCGGCTTTCGCAGCCTCCACGAGGCGCTCCCGCATCTTCGCCTTCTGCTCCGGCGTCAACCCGTTCTCGTTCATACCGCCCCTCTCTGTTGCGATTGAATCTACACGCGCGGAATCAAATCGCGCTACCCCCATTCGCATGATGAACGAGTGGACAGCATGAATCTGCAAGTTGCAGATTCACATGTTGATGAAACGCACCCGCGCGGCGGCGGCCAGATCCTGATGCGCGACGACGTACCGCGTCTCGTCCATCGCATGGTCGCCCATCTTCAGCGGCTCGTCCTTCACCGGCTTACCGTCGGCCGTCGGCGCCCAGACGTAGCCCTCGATCTCCTCGGCGAAGCGCGTCGGCAGACCCCGGTCCTTCAGGTCCGGGTCCAGCTCCACCAGCGAATCCCGCAGCACGAACAGGCGCGGCAACCCATCGCCCGCCACCCGGACGCGCGCCTGCATCGCCTGGATCCCCTCGCTGACGTTCTTGTTCGCGGCGATCGTCGACATGCCGAGATGGCGCTCCAGCGTGGCCCGGTCCTCGGCGTCGTGGTCACACACGATGGCGATGGGCTTCGGGTACTTCCACGTCCCGTTGCCCGTGGTCACCACGTCCAGGATCTGGCGCGCATGGTCCTCCACTAGGCGCTTGGTGTGGTAGATCTCCTTCTCCAGGTAGAGCCGGCCGTCGGGGTCGATCGCCCACATGCCCCACACGAACGGGTTGGTGTACCCGAAGTCCACGCCCCAGATCCTCGGCCAGTCCAGCGGGAGCTGCTTGCGGTCGAGCAGGTGGACCTCTGGCCGCCAGTCCTCGTAGATGACACCCTCCGCGGCCACCCAGCGCCCGTACCGCAGACGCTGCAGGCGCACCCCGGTGAGGTTGTCCAGGCGCTTGAGGTAGTCCCTGCCGAACGCGGTGGCCGTGCCGTCCGCCTCGAACAGGCGCGGGTTGTCCTCGTGGTGGCTGACCAGCATGGTGGCCTTGCCGTCGTCGCATCGCTTCTTCAGCCAGTGACTGGGCTGCTGCGGATTGCAGTCGCCGAGCATCTGCTGGAACGACACGCGCCCGTTACGCAGACGCGAGGTGCACTTCTCCCAGTCCTCGAGCGTCCCATCCGTCGCTTCCTGGTAGTATATACAATTGTGGGATACAATTCCGTTAGCTACATACCAGGAGTTACTCGTTTGGAGGTTGTACACGTGCCGCCCAGGACCAGCGTCAGCGATGACGACATGAGCGACGCGATCGGGCGCTACCTGAAAGGGGAGCTTCGGATCGCCGAAGCCGCGAAGCTTGTCCACGTCTCCGCTGGACGATTCAAGGCGGCGATGGCTGAGCGTGGCCTCAGTCACCGAAACCCCTCCGAGGGGCAAGCGCTCCGGCATGCTCGCGATCCCGAATGGTCGCGATCCTTCCGAGAAGCGGGACGCGCCGAACGCGAAAAATGGGTGACGTCCGACAGAAACAGGGCGCGCATGAGCGCCCTCGGCGCCAAACAGGGCAAGTCGAATCGGGGACGCATCGCCGATCAGCAAAGCGTCAACCGTCGAGCCGAATCCCACGAGCGCGCTTTGCTCAAGGTGTCGCCCCTGGCGCTCGACTTCCAGAAGATGCTCACCGAGCGCGGCGTCGATACCGTTCTCGAAAAGGCTGCGGGCCGCTACAACATCGACATAGCTATCGGCGACACCATCGCCGTGGAAGTCCATCGGTACAGTTTCAACCCGCTCGGCCCCACCAGGATTCGCGAGCGTCATCGCACGCGCCAACTCTGCGATGCGGGTTGGCTGGTCTGTTACGTATGGGCTCGCCCCACCGACTCGTTCCGTCTCGACGCCAGTGCGGCTGACTACGTGGTCACCCTCGCGCAACTCGCCGAGTCGAACCCATCCACGCGTGGTGAATATCGGGTGATTCGGAGTACCGGTCAGCTCCTTACCGCTGGCCGTGGTGATGGTAACGAGCTTGCCTGAGTACGGCCGGGAGTAGGCACGCTGAATCGGCGAGACGCTGTCCACCAGCGTCTCGCCGATCACGCAGTCATACTCCGTTGACATCACCTTGTCCGGATTGTCCATGCCGCCCACCACGATCGAGCTGCCGTTCGCGTAGACGTACTGGGCCGGCTTCTCGGCGCTCCCGCCGTACCACCGCATCAACCCCTGAGCGATGGCATCGGCGGCCACCTGCTCCCGCAGCGTCACCAGGCCGGTGGTGGTCAGGCTCTTGTGGGTCTTGCGCACGATCAGCGCCTTCATGCCGCGGGCGTGATGCTCATGGTCCTTCGCACAGTCCGCGGGGCACGCCCCGTTCATCAGGCACATCAGGTGGATCTTGTAGAGCGCGATGAAGCTCTTGCCGGTACCCGCCGGACCTGAGATCACGAGCTCCCCGGCGCGCGAATGCGGCCCGGACATGATCGCCCGAGCCGCACCCCGCGTCTGTACGCGCTTCCTGATCGGGTCAGGCAACAGGGGGACACTCCGGCCCGCAGACGAACGTGCGCATACCGTTCGCCATTTCAATCATCGACGTCGACTCGATGCACGTCGGATGGTGGCCGCGCGGATCACCCTCAGGCGCACCCTCGTCGAACTCTCCGGCCTTCACGCCGGCCAGGAACGCGCGCCACTCCTCGCTGGAGAACGTCACCGCCACGCGCGGCAACTTGCTGTTGCGCACGAACACCTGACCACTCAGCGCCGTCGTGAACGTCTCCACGCAGTTGTTCCCCCCGTTGCCGTTACTGAACGACGACTTCCTCCACCGGCTCATGTCAGATCCTCCACGTCAACACCGACGATTTCGTACTGCACGCTGGCCTTCACCTCGGTCTGCGCCGGCGCGTCCAGCCCCAGGCGCTTCGCGAACGTCTTATTGATGTCGTGCTCCAGCCCGTACGCCGAGCGCCGCAGTGAATAGTCGCGCACCACCGAGCCGTCTTCGTCGTAGGCCATCGCCCCGTCCTTGCCGACGAAGACGGGGGCCCCCTCCATTTCGGCAAGCTCTCTAACCTTCTCGCGAAGATCTTCGAGGTGCGCGACGGAGACGGCCAGCAGCTCACTGCGATCACGCTCGGGAAGGGACCGGGACACCTCGTGCGTGATCTCGTAGATACGCGGGACGCTGAGCCCGTGCTTCTCGGCCAGCAGGCGCACGGGGACACCCCGCATCCGCTCGATGTAGATCTCATCGTCGCGCCGCTTGTTCGGCGAGGTGTCTCCCGGCATCGCTACCCCTTCTGATCAGGCTTGACGTAATCGTAGAGCCGATCGCCGTCAGCGTTGTAGGGCATCGGCGCCGCCGAGTCGTACGCCCGGTCCCGACGCTGGTAGGTGTAACCGAAATAGTTGACGGCGTCGTTCAGAAACTGCACCGTGAGGATTGCGCCGTCATCCTGGCCGCCCACCAGCTCGATCCTCACGACAGCCCCTCCCGCTTCCTGGACGCCGCCGGCTTGCGCCATGGCTCCGCGTTGATCGTCGGCCAAGAGTGCCCGCACATCTCGCACCAGGTGACACACCCGATGACACCCTGCTCCGCGTGCACCCCCTTGTCGCACGCCTTGCGCGTCGCCTTGCGCACCTCCGCCGCCGCGTGCCGCCGGCGGATCGCGTCGAACCAATCCGCCGGCACATCGCCGGCCGCGGCCACGAACTCCCGCAGATCGGTGATCGAGGCGAGCACGAACAGATCGATCCGCGCTCCCCAGATCACCACCGATCGCCATGTCGATTCGTCGCGTACGGCGTACGCCGCCACCCCGCTCGAGTGCGCCAGCCGGATCCCGTGCAACGTGCGCAGCTTGGTCGGCTTACCAGTCGTCCCATCCGGGACGCATCCGCGAGACGACTGGATCGCCACGCGCCACCCCACACGCTCCGCGTCGGTCACCAGAGAGAGCACCGATCCCGCGGCAGGCACCCCCATGGCGTCCCTGGAGGTCCATTCCGGCCGCGGGTAGGCCGCGGTACCCACCGCGGCGCGCGGCTCCGCACGCTCCGGCCGGGCCATGCTGATGACCGGCTCATACTTCCCGAGCAGATCGCTGACATCCGGGCGCCCGACCCGTTCGGCCAGGCACGTCCCGCACTCCGCCCGCGATCGGTGCTCCGGGGAGTAGATCGCGATCTGCCCGCACCGGCACCGTCCCCGCACGAGGTGTGAGCGCTCGATCGCGATCACGCGATCGTCATCCTCCACGCCGGCCAGCCCGAACGCCGGCGCGCCCTCCTCGCTCACGAGCGCTCCATCCCGATCAGCCGCTCCAGATCGCGATCGTCGGCGGGGCGGACCTTGATCGTCACGCCTGGGCGCTCGGTGGCGTGCAGCGTGAATCGCTTCCACGGCAACCCGCCGATCACCAGCGAATCGTCCAGGATCAGCCCGCTCTGAGTGAGCGCGTCGAGCGCGTTGCGCCGCAGCTTGTCCTCATCGCCGTACTGCCGTCCCGTCGGCCAGAGGTCCTCCGAGTCGCCTTCCCGCTCGAACCGGAAGAACGTGTCCACCACCACCGGCCCGGCGTACCGCGCGATCACGCACTGACGCCTGATCGCGTTGATCATGGTGTTCTTCCAGGCGACGGAGTGCTCCCCGTCCTCCCGCAGTCCCACCTTGCACGCCCCCGGCCCGACCCTGCGGTGCGTCGGAATCAGCGATCCCTTCGTCCGCGGCCGGCCCATCGCCTCGATCCGCACCCGGCCAGGGCCTAGCGCCTGTTTCTCGTTCGTCACCTTCATCGCCCCTCTCCGCTCCTGAAACGACTCTACCCATACCCGTGTACCAAAAAGCACCGAACGCCCGCCAGCGTTGAGCTCAGCGGGCGCACGGCGTATCTCAGAACATTCGGTCCATGTACTCGGCGCGCATCAGGGCGGCCAGCAGGGAGCCGACCTCCGTCAGCCCGCCCCTCTCCCCGAGCATCCCGGCCTTGCGGAACTCGGTCATCACCGCGGCCTTGCTCGGGTGCAGGTTCACGACGTATCCGACGCGCTCCCCGCCGAGCGTCTCCACCTCGGCCAGAGCAGCCGGCGAGAGCGCCTTGCGCATCGCCTGGATCTTCGACATCTCGTTCGCCCCTCGTTGAGTCATGCATCTTTCTGCTGACACCGAATCTACACGCCATAAATCAGATCGTCAACATTTCTCTCCAAGATCTCTCCAGACTTGCCCACCGGAGCATGCGCCCCCCCCCCCCCGTTCCTAAGGTCACGGAGGGAGGGGGCGCATGGTGGAGGCGTACTAGTCATAAGACTAGGGGGCGCATGGGGGGCGCATGGGGGCGCATGCTCTGTTATCCCAGGTAAAGCAGGGGGCGCATGCTGGGGCGCATGGGGGCGCATGCTCCATTACTCGCTTCCACATAACGGACAAATTGGGGGGGCGCATGGGGGGGGCGCATGCTGCATGTGCCCCCCCATGCGCCCCCTAGTCGCTAGTCAACGTTTTCGGAGGACGTGAGCACCCCCGCAATCTCCGCAATCTGGACACGATCCACGGTCCACCGCTCTCCGCCCGCCTTGATCACGACGTCCGTCCACGCGCCGGCCTCATCGGTGACCTTCTGCCACGCGCGCTTGAACGTCGTCTTGTCGATCGCCCCGCGCTTCTCCTCGACGATGTTCTTGACGTCGGACTGGGTGAGACCCAGCGTCTCGGCGGTATCCACCAGGGCCTGAACGATCCACCATTCGTTGACGGGAGGCTGGCCGCCACCCGAGGGCCGCCGCGCCTCGATCCAGGAGTCCAGTACCGCCCGATCCTTGAGCTTCGCCTCGCTGGTCTGGCCGCCGTCGAGCGACTCGGCCCATGCCGCCTTGAACGCCACGCTGTCCTGGCTCGCCAGCACGATCGAGTTGACAGGCTCTCCGTCGAGGTCCTGGCCGAGGTCCACCACCTCGAACCCGAGCCGGATCGGCTCGATCTCCTCGATGTCCTTCTGCTTCTCCACGATCAGCCTGGCCGCCAGTGACTTCGGCTTGCTCTCCACCTTGAGTTCGGTGGTCTGCGCCCCGTCGATCGCCGAACTGCCCCGCGCGTCCCCGCCCGCGCGCCCGGTGTGGTGCACGGTCAGCACGCACGCCCCGGTGCGTGCCTTGATCAGCCGCACCGCCTCCACGTAGAAGCCGGCGTCCTCGGCGGTGTTCTCGTTCAGCCCGACGGTGACACGGGCCTGGGTGTCGATGACCACCAGCATTCCGCGCCCCTTCTCCCCGGCCGCGTCGGCGATCCGCCCGCACACCTCGATCAGCACGCGCCACTCCGCCCCGATGTGCCGCTCCGTACCCACCTTGCCGGTGGCCTGCACCGGCCGTGGCAGCACCTTGAGCCCGGCCACCTCGCCGTGCCGCTTGCGCCACGCCCTGGTGCGCTTGCCCATGCCGCCGGCACCCTCGGCCACGATCATCACCACGTCGGCCGGATTGATCCGGCGGCCCTGCCACTCCCTCTCGCCGCGCGCCACCCTGGCCGCCATGTCCAGGGCCACGAACGACTTCTTGGACCCCGGCGCGCCGATCATCCAGCTCTCGCTGTCGAACTGGAGCAGGCCGTGAATCAGGTAGCGGGGTGGTGGGATCTCGCTGACCTGGTCGAACTCCATCAACTCGGCCATCATGGCGTCCACCGGGTCCGGCTCCCCGGTGGCGGCGGCGAGCGCCTGCACCTGCTCCACCGTCTCCGGCGCGGCCGGCACGAACACCGCCCGCCAGTCACCGGCCATCGCCCGGCGCGCGGACGCGATGGTGTCCTCCGCCTTCCAGGTCAGCCCGTCGTACATGGTGCAGGCCAGGGCCTCGCCGAGCTGCCGATCCGCTGCCGTCTCGTCCCAGAACTCCGGCCCGAAGTGCGCCAGGGCGCATGCCGCGGCGTTGAGCCGGACGTTGATCTCCCCGTCCGGCGCCTGGGCGAGCGCGTCCAGGAAGGGCAGCACGAACGCCATGGCCTCCCGGACGGTGAACCGGCGCCCCGCATCGTGCTGTCGTGTGGTCTGGCCGACCGGGGCGAACAGGCTGGACTGCGGCCCCGCGTCGTCGTCGGCCACCCCGTCGGCCACCCCGCTGAACAGGGAGGACGGGGGTTCGGCGGGTGTCGGCCACCCG